AGATAAAGAACTAATAAGTAATGGCGATTTGAGCGCGTTTTTTGAATCCATTTGGGCGCTGTATCCACGTAAAAAGGGCAAAGGCTCCGTGTCGGACACTCAAAAAAAGAAGCTATACAAAATTGGCTTCGATGAACTGCGCAGATGCATTAACAGATACCTTGCAGACCTCAAAAAAGAAACATGGCGCAAGCAGAAAGACGGCAGCACGTTTTTCAATTCCGGGTATGTTGATTACCTGGACAAGAACTACGAGCCACCAAAAGAAAATGAACAAGGGCAGGACAGGACGGCAGATCAGCGCGCTATAGCAGAAATGGACCGTCTCAGGGCTTTTATGGACAAGGAAAAGGAACGGGAAGCGCGAGAGCGATAACGCTCGTAGTTAAACTCTTACCTGCCGCACGATACGGGGCTTGACCATGTTAGCGACATATGCGCAGCTAGAACGCGGCAGAGGGCGAAATAAGGGCATTGTGATAGGAGGCTTTATGAAGCTGGAAGATTGCACAAAGGACGAACTGATTCACTTCATCAAAAGTGAGTGCTTCTACGATACGGACAGGCTTGAATTTGATGTGCTGATGTACCGGTCGAGAAAATCCACTGAAACAAGGCAGAAAGAATTTAAAATTGCGGATGCGGCTCTCGGCGAATACATAGACCTTATGCGTCCGTATGAGGGCAAGAGGTTTATAGACATACCGGACGATGTAATCAAAAAGGCTTCTTCCGCATGGGAGCTGTATAAATCGCATACGAAAAAATCAACCGCCGCCCAAGACCAATGGGGAAAGATTCAAAAGCAAATAGATAAGAATTTGGAGCGGAGGAAATCGAATGGGTAAAGCGTCAAGAGACAAAGGCAAGCGTGGAGAACTTGAACTCGCCCACGCGCTCAAATATTACGGTTATGACTGTGAGCGTGGTGTACAGTATTGCGGCAGGAAGGGAAATGCGGATGTGGTAGGGCTTCCGGGCGTACATATCGAGAGCAAGCGCGTGGAACGTCTTGACCTATATGGCTCTCTGTCTCAGTCGAAAAGCGACGCGAAGGACGGAGAAATACCGGTCGTGATGCATCGGAAAAACAATTGCGAATGGGTGGTCATTATTCCGCTAGAACACTTCATCACGATATACCGTGAGTGGGAAGCGGGCAGGCAGACAATGGAGGCCAACGATGGGTAGAAGCTGGCACCGGTGGACAAGCAAAGAGATTAAGTTCCTGCGCGAAAACTGCGCAAAACTTTCATACCGTGATATCGCGGCACATCTCGGAATCCCATACGGAGCGGTAAAAGGAAAAGCGAGCGATTTACGCCTGAATGGGATAAAGCCAAAGAAGAAACCGAAGCCAAAGACAGAGCCTAAATGGTTCCGGCGGCAGCTTTGCGAAACATGTCAGAACGCCGTACCGAATCCGGCGAAAGGACGCGGCTGTTCGTGGTCAATACGGCTTGAACCTGTAGATGGATGGACTGCAATTCCGACAAACATCAGGCCAGCGAGAAAAGGCGATCCAAAGGTTAAAAGCTATCTGATTTTAGATTGTCCGCAGTATTTAGCGGATGAACGAGCCAAAGGAGAAACCGCATGACCCTCACCATCACCGAAACATTAACCGTCGCAACCGATGTCTATACCGTCACAGCCGGAGAAAACGGACTGATAATCGAAAGCCTGAATCCGGTAGAATGCACGATAAAGGACGGTGGGAGGACGGTGCTGATTGGAAGAAAGGAGATTAAACGTGAAAATCAAGTTTAAAAAGGAAATGTATGTGCCTGCTGGGATGTACTGTAACGATTGCAGCCGAATTGAAGACAAGCGGAATCAGCCCCCATACTGCGGCGAATTTTATGAGACCTTGCGATACGCGGAGGGTTGCACGATGCGCTTTGTGAAGTGCGATAATTGCCTGCTTAAGTGCGCAGCATCGTTACGGGAGGGCTGCAATGGAACATGATGTTGAGCAAGTGGTTAAGGCGCTGAGGTGCAACAAAAATAAAGAGGAATGCAAAGAGTGCAGATATCAAAGAGCGGTTTATTATTGCGACGATATAAAACTGCGCAAGGATGCCGCCGACCTTCTCACCGCGCAGCAGAAGCGGATTGAGGAACTGGAAGAAAAGCGAAGATGGATTCCGGTTGAGGAGCCACCAAAAAAGAATCAACAGGTATTGATATATATGCCTAGAATTGGGCCAGATGATTTGTGGAGAGAGCGCCGGGAAGCGTGGTTCAAAGATGGCAAATTCTATATTCCGGCAACGGGTGAAGAATTCTTTGGGATAACTAAATGGCATCCGCTACCTGCCCCACCAGAGAAAGGAGAATAACCATGCCGACGATTGAGGGAATCAGAGCGAGAGAGAAAGCGGAAAGATGGAAAGACATAGATGGATATGACGGGAAATATCAAATAAGTAATTTGGGGAACGTAAAAAGCCTAAAAACGTATCACGGAGATTCATCCCCAAGAATATTAACTCCCGTGCTTGATAAATATGGATATTACAAATTTGTACTTAAGCACAACAGGAAATCTGTAACTCGTAAGGTACATAGATTAGTTGCGGAAGCATTCATTCTAAATCCAAATAATAAGCCTTGCGTAAATCATATCGACGGGAACAAATCAAATAATTGCGTTGAAAACCTAGAATGGGTTACTTACGCCGAAAATGAAAAACACGCTTATAATACAGGACTGGTTAATACTTTAAGCACGTCAAAGCCCGTATTGCAATGCGATCCTAAGAGCGGAGAAATAATTTGTTGGTATCCATCTACAATGGAAGCACAGAGAGTTACAGGAATTAATAATTCTCAAATTAGCAAAACGTGTCTTGGAAAAGGGAAAATAGCAGGAAACTATAAATGGAAATACTGCGCAAGAAACGAGGACGCACGATGAAGAAAAGCGAGTTGATCTTAAAAATAGAATCTCTCACCGCCGAGCTTGCCCGCGTGACGGAGGAGAAAGATAAAGTACTGGAACTGTTAAGCAAGTGGGAAAAATTTGAAACATTCATAGCGTTGCATGGTTTTATTCCTCCTGAAACATGGTGCGGCACGGGGAAGGAAGGGCAGTAGATGGATAAGCCAAAATATAAGCAGCTTTTCAGCACAGCCTGCCAGCGCATCGCAGATATGGCGGAGACATGTCCCAACGACCTATATGATTGGCCGTGTTCGGAGGACTGCCCCGCAATGCAAGACCTAGGAAAGTGCTGGGAAACGTATTTTCAGCATGAAGACGGAGACCCAGCAAGAGCAAAGGAGGCCACCAATGAACAGAAGCGTTGAAGAGATTAAGAAAAGCATTACTGCAATTAAGCAAGCAGATGAAGAACTGTGTTTGCCTCCAAATGAAACATTGATGCAAATGCTGGACACTGAACTTCGTGCTACTCTCACAGATGGCATCCCTCTCTCCGACCTCGAAACCCTCTGCGCCGCGTGGAAAGATGGGCGGTGCGTTGTACTGCCACCAGCTATGGAGTCAGATTATGATGGGCTAAAGGTCAAATATCGCGTTTTCAAGGCAAAAAACAATGAGCTTGTAGAAAACTGTTTTGTACTTAGACCGGATAAAGACCCTGCGGCAATGGCGGCGCTTTTTGCCTATGCTGACTCTACAGCAAATGGATTGTTGCGAGATGACATTCTTGATTGGATTGATGGCATGAAATATGAGGCGGGAGAACTCGCCCGTGCCGAAGCAGAGGCCGCGCTACAGAAAGGAGAAGATGCTTAACCCTTACCATTTCCATACTTAAGAATCGCATCGTGTATTTCTTCGGAGCGCGTCACGATCTCCACCTGTGGCATGTCATGAGCCGTAAACCAAGCGTGAAAGCCGGAAGGATGGTCGATACTGAACTGCATCTGGAACAGGCTGTAATTGTGAGCCAAGAGCTTTTGAGAGACTTCGTTCCACTTTTCAATTGAATTAATACGCATTATCATCACCGAGAAGATTATACCGCAATAAGATTTTTGAGACAAGGAGTGAGAATATGAACGAGATTGAACGGGCAATGACCAGCGAGGACGCAATTAAAAATTTAACGGCTTACATGTATTACGCGCTGGACGAAATTCCGAAAGACGTTGGAAATGCGATTTCAACCGCAATTTCTGCCCTCCGCGTCCAGACAGAACGCGAGAATCCGAAGCCGCTGACGCTGGAGCAGTTGCGGGAACGGGAAAACAGAAAAAGCCCAGTATGGTTAAACAAAGCAAAAGAATGGGCGTTTATTGCATCTGTCAATATTGAACCATATGCGCAGGCGTGGTATTTCAACAGCAGAGCACTCGCTAAGACATGTTTATTCCATCATGAATCTTTTTACGACCACCCGCCGAAGGATGACGCATGAGTACCACCTACACCGTCCCTTTTCCCATCGGCGCAACCGCCTACATATCGGACAAGTTTTATTGCGAACCGAACGAGGCTCTACCCTGCGAGATCATCAGCTATCACATCAACGACATGGGCGTTATGGCAACGTGCAAAACAAAGGAGTTTGGAATGATACCGACCAACGCCAAGCATCTTTACGCATCGCCGGAGGAAGCGATAGAAGGGAGAAGCTGTGAACCTGAAAACAATCCGCGCAATTCTTGAAACGATTTACTGCCTGTACGCTTTTTACGCTATGACACTCTGTGGAACAGTTGAGAGGACGCTATTGGCGGGAATTGTGCTGGTGGTTCTGTTTAGTTTTTTGGATAGACGGGAGGTAAAGTGATGATACCAGAACAGGAATTAATCGAAATAGCGGAACTGGCAAGGCTGTTATCGGCCCGGCGTGGGCAGTAAATGACCGCAATGCGCTTGTGGAAAAGTATGCCGGAAAACATAAGGTGAGTGAATGAAGCAGAACAACGGGATCTGACTAGGAGGCGATTGATTGAGTAAACCTCGCTACAAATGGTGGTCTTATGCCAAGGCCATGATACGAGCCTACCCGGAATACTGCAAGCGCCTTAATGACTTACAAGGCATGTCAGTTACATCAAACTGGACAGGGATGCCACGCGGGACAAGTCCATCCAGGCAGACGGAAAATGCGGCATTAAAGCAGCTTCCGAGGGTTGAACAACAAGAGTACGAGGCCGTAAAAAAAGCGATTGCCACAACGGAGCGGTACCGAAATGGACACGAAAGATTGAGTATTATCCGCATGGTTCTGTGGAAAAAAACACACACCCTCGAGGGAGCCGCGAGAATGGTTCCATGCTCACATAAAACAGCCAGACAATGGCACGGAGAATTTGTACGGCTCGTTGCAAAATGTTATGGATTAATGGATTGAGGTGTATATGGACGATAATGCAGTAAAATCCCTTGCATCAGCAGTTGTGCTGCAGGCTATTTCTGATTGGAGATATCTTTGCAAGGGCGGCGTAGAAACAAAGAGTTGCAATTTTGAAGAACTAACAATCTTTTTTGAGCGAGAGTGCGATAATTATTTAACCACAGGCGATATAACAGCAGAAAAAATACTTAGCATGCTGAAACGGGAAAGAAAATCTAGCCAAACAAATAAATCAAAAAGAGGTGCTTAAAAAGCCAAATAGCCGATTTATAATACTATTGTCAAAAGTTCTGCGGTGGCGGAATCGTTAAAGACGCAAGACAATGGTCTGGAGTAAGCGAACCTCTGCGCAAGTACCATCACTCAGAAGGTTGGGAAAAGATAAGCGAAACATCCAATGGTGGAAGTCCATTGGCCGCAGAACAAAGAGTACGGATCGTCCTCTGAATGCTTGCGGGGCGCAGAGGCTGGCGGTTAGGATGCGTCCTTTCCGCCTATACGCTGACATAGCTCAATGGTAGAGCAACCGCCTTGTAAGCGGTAGGTTAAGTGTTCGAGCCACTTGGTCAGCTCCATGTATTACGGGCAAAATTCCGCGTTACAAGACAGCCGAGAGGGCGGGAGGCTGGCGGGAAAAAGGCAACAGTGGCAATGCAGTATTTGGCGGTAGGCATAGCGTCCTGCGTCAGAACCAACTGCATTGCCACTGTTTGCCGACAAAAACGATAGGCGGTGAGTGTTTGGGCTGGCAGGAAAAGGCCGAACAACTAAAGTTTGACGAAGGAAAATCGTGGTCCGAAATAGCGATTGAACTGCTTCCCTATTTTCCAAAACTCAATCAATATCAAGTCAGGGAAAAAGTACGGGATTACATACGGCGGCACTCCGACAAATACAAGCCGATTAAACAGGAACCCAAAAAGGAAAAACAGCCAAAAATTGATGTTGTGCAAAACTTTGAGCCTGCGGTTAAAACTGTTGACTGGCGTGGAAATAGTGTTGTCCGATTTGGCTTGATGGGTGATACGCAGATCAATTCAAAATATACACAGCTTACGCATTTACACGCTTATTACGACGAATGCCAAAAGCAAGGGATTAAACATGTTTATATGACTGGAGATATTGACGAAGGGGAGCAGATGCGCCCTGGGCATCAGTATGAGTGCTATCATCAGGGAGCCGACGATCATATTGACGAGATTGTGCGAGTTTATCCGCGCCGCGACGGAATCACGACGCATTTTATAACCGGAAACCACGACGCAAGCATTGTGAAAAGATGTGGATGCAATATAGGGCCGAAGATAGCCGGGCAACGGCCGGACATGGAATATCTAGGACAAGACTGCGCGATCATCCAGCTTACCCCAAACTGCACATTGGAACTGCGGCATCCGTGGGACGGTACGGCTTATGCCATAAGCTACAAAATTCAGAAAATGGTCGAAGCTATGAGCGGCGGAGAAAAGCCGAACATTCTTGCTGTAGGCCATTACCACAAATCAGAGTATTTCATGTACCGGAACGTCCATTGTTTTCAGTCTGGATGCTTTCAGGCCCAGACACCGTTTATGCGCGGAAAGTCAATTGCTGCTATGATGGGTGGATGGATAGTCGAAGCATTGGTTGATAAAGAAGGAACCATAACAAATCTGCGTCAAGAGTGGATACCGTTTTATACAGCCATAAAAGACGACTACAAAAACTGGATATGAGAACCATATGCCTATGTTACCGTTGCATGCAAAATTACTTACACGCCGGATATAAACTGAAAAGAGATTATACCAAGCAGAACAAAGAAGAATGTGAATGGTGCAGTAGACTAGGTTATATATTCTTTATATTTGATAAGAGGTGAATTTATATGCCGTCAGACAAGCTAACAGTTAAACAGGAAAATTATGTGCAAGGATTATTTAAAGGGTTATCTCAGAGGGCGGCATATAAGGAAGCGTATAACTGTAAAACGGCATCAGATGACGTTATAGACGTAAGAGCCTGTAAGCTTGCCGGAACAGATAAGATAAAGCTAAGGCTTGCAGAATTGCAGCAAGAAGCCGGAGAAAGGAACATGGTCACGGTTCAAAAAGTGGTTGACCAACTATCCAAGATTGCTTTTGCGGACATAAAAGATATCTTATCGTTCAGCACAAAAGAAGCTGTTATTGGGTTTACAAAAGACGGTCAGGAAATACGCGGCGAAAAAATAGTTGCCGAGATCAAGGACAGCGACGAAGTGGACGGCACTTTGATCGCAGAGGTTTCAGAAACCCGCGATGGTTTTAAAGTCAAACGAAATGACCAAATGAAAGCGCTTGAACTGCTTGGAAAGCATCTCGGCATGTTCACGGACAAGTTAGAAATGTCTGGTAGTATCAACAATCCGTTTGATGGGCTTACGACCGAGGAGCTGCGAAAATTGATCGGGAAATGACCAAACTTGAATATATCAAAAAAGGCGCTCGGTGCGAATTGGCACGGCGCTTTTTTTATGACTTCTGCTGCGTCATGGCTCCCGACTTCTACAAGCCAAATCGACCGTATCTCAAAACGATATGTGACGATCTGCAGGACTTCATAAGCAGCGACGATGATGTTTTGATAATAAACGCTCCGCCTCGTCACGGAAAGTCACGCACCGCTTCCCTTCTGAGTGATTGGGTGTTTGGCAAGAACCCAGAGCAGAAAATAATGATCGGCTCTTATAACGAAACACTTTCCGAGACATTCAGCAAAGCGGTGCGAAATTTAATTGACACCGCTCCGATGGATGAATCAATCATTGTTTACCGCGATATATTTCCAGGCATTAAGATAAAGCGCGGTGACGGTGCGGCTACACGATGGAGCCTACAAGGACAACATGCGTCCTATCTATCCACATCTCCAACCGGTACAGCTACCGGATTCGGCGCAGACCTATTGATAATTGACGACCTTATCAAATCCGCAGAAGAAGCCAACAACGCAAACGTATTACAAAAACATTGGGACTGGTTCACCAATACAATGCTGTCACGCCTTGAAGAGGGCGGAAAAATCATTATCATCATGACGCGCTGGCACTCAAACGACTTGGCTGGAATGGCGCTGAAAGAATATGCCGGTAAAAAGATGCGCCACATAACGCTGAAAGCCCTGCAGGACGACGGGACGATGCTGTGTGACGAAATATTAAGCCGTGAATCATATGACCAGAAAACGCATTCTATGGGCGCTGACATAGCGTCGGCAAATTATCAGCAGATACCGATTGATATAAAAGGAAAATTGTATCCGAGTTTTAAGACATACGAAAAGCTGCCGGGTGACTTTCGGGGCATTTATTCTTACTGCGATACAGCGGATGAAGGAAAAGACTACTTGTGCAATATCATTTATGGCGATTTCAATAACGAAGCTTACGTACTGGATGTTTATTACACGAAGTCTGCTATGGAGAAAACAGAGCCAGAGACCGCAAAGCGATTAACAGAGTTTCATGTCAACGACGCCACGGTTGAAAGCAATAACGGCGGTCGTGGATTTGCTAGATCGGTAGAAAAGCATCTGCGCGATATGCGCAACTATTCAACGATTATCAAGTGGTTTCACCAGTCAAAAAACAAAACGGCACGAATCATAACAAAATCTACATGGATAATGGAACATGTTTATTTTCCGGTCAATTGGCGCGACAAGTGGCCTGAATATTACGAGGCAATGACAACCTACCAGCGAGAGGGTAAAAACGCGCACGACGACGCGCCGGACGCGACAACCGGCGTTGCAGAAGCGTTTGAAAAGCTGCGGCTTGGAGCAGTAACAGTAAGGGTGTGAATAAATGTTAACTGATTTGACATTTCTTAATGCAGGCCAGCCGTGGCCGCCTCCGTGCGAAATAGACCGATTGCAAATGTACCGCGATAACAAGGCACTTTTTGAAGGTTTGCATGCGAAAGTCTACAAAGACGACCTAAAGCGCATCGAAAGAGTTATTTCCAACTTTGAGGACGTTGTTTCTTATCCCGTCATTCTGAACTTCCAAAAGCTGCTGTCGCTTAAAATAGCCGATCTTCTGCTTGGGGAGGCTCCACAGATACAAGTTGGAAAGCCTGACAGCGCAGAGCAGATATCGGCAGATACAATAGCGGAAAACAGCGATCTTCAAAACACGCTGTATGAAGCTGCTATTGACACTTCCCGTTACGGTGACGGCATACTGGAAATCCGTAACGATGGCGAAAATGGAAAAATCGAAACACGGCAGCCTATGTTATGGTTCCCTGTCGTTTCTCCTGACAACATCAAAGAAATTCAGTATCACGTTATGGCGTGGGTAAATACGATCGAGGACAACGGGCAAAAGCACGATTACTTAAAGGTCCGCATTCACGATGTAGGAGAATATACCGAACGCACCTATCGTTTAGACGGCGGCGCTATTGCGGTTCAAACGGAACCTGACACAGTTATTCAAACCGGCCTAGATGATTTTGCCATAATTCAGATACCGAACGTCTTAACATCTGACAGAATCACCGGCATGGACGATTACACAGACATTGACAGCGTTGTCGCGGAGTTGATAGTCCGCGTCGGTCAAGTATCCCGCATATTAGACAAGCATGCCGCACCAAGTGTGCAGGGGCCTGCCGGCGCATTGGAGCGCGACCCAGTTTCGGGCGAGTGGCGTTTAAAAATGGGCAACTACTTCCCGCGAGATTCCAAAGAAGACGCGCCTGTCGAATACATCGTATGGGACGCTCAACTGTCCGCAAACTTTACGCAAATCGAGAAATTGGTTAATTTCCTGTACACGATATCAGAGATGGGAAGCGCACTGTTTGGTGACATGACGCAGTCAACCGGTCAGGTTGCGTCTGGAAGCGCGTTAAAACGCCTCATGATCTCCCCACTAGCAAAAGTAAACAGAATCCGAATGAGAATGGACAGAGCCGCAAAAAAGGCTCTTTATTTATGCTCAGAATTGGGCGGGAAGGACATCATCGACCTCAACAAATACGACATTTCAATAACGTGGCAGGACGGCTTGCCTGGTGATCCGACAGAGGAAGCGAATATTATCAACCTGCGTACAAGCGGTCAGTCTACCATGTCGCGCAAAACCGTGCTTAAGCGCTATGACGGCCTAAGCGATGCAGATGCGGATTCAGAGATAGAGCGCATTATAGCGGATGAAGAATCAACCTCCCCCACTTCCCTGCCGGCGTTTGCGCAAACGGACAATACCGGAGATCAGGCGAGCGGTGATGTAAATGCCTAACCCGACCATTCCAAAAGAAATACAGGCGCTAGTCAGCACTTATCAAAATGCTGAACTGCGCCTGATTCAAATTATCGCCAAACAAAGAGCGCGGGGAAACGTAACAACATACCGCCGGAATCTATTGAAGCAGATAAGCGCCGAATTGCAGGCACTCAACAAGTACGCGGACGGATGGACGAAAGGATACATCCAAAAGGTTTATGATGCGTCTGCCGCTAAAGTGTATGCCGCTTATCGCGCAATGGGCGTGAGCGTCGCAGAAACGGCTTTGAACGCAGAGGCAGTCAGCAAAATAGTGGAAAACACTGTGAGCTTGTTTGAAGATGCCAATAGACACCTGGGACGCATCCTTGATGATGAAATTCGTAAAGCGGGTGTCCAGGCCACAGCCGAAAAGTTATCTGTTGGCGATACCGTTAAGCAAATGAAAAAGAACCTCATAGGAAAGCTGACCGACAACGGCATTACGTCAATCACCTACCGAAACGGCAGGCGCGTCAAAGCAGATGCTTATGCGGAACTGGTTGCGCGAAGCACAACGAGAGAAACAACCAACAGAGCGGCTATGCAGACCGTACAAGACTTGGGCTATGACCTTGTTCAAATGTCAAACCACAGCAGTTCATGCCCTATCTGCGCGACTTTTGAGGGCAGGGTTTACAGCATCAGCGGCAAGGATAAACGATACCCGCCGCTTGATAAAGCGTTTGCGCCTCCTTATGCGAACATTCACCCGAACTGCGCCCACGTTATTGTTCCTTATATTGAAGAATTTGACGATAATGCCGCCAAAACACGCGAGTTTTCCAACAGGTCATTTGAAACAGACCCGCGCAGTCAAGCCGAAAAAGACAGGTATGAACGGTCACAACAAATTAAAGCAGAGCGCCGCGAAGATCGGAACACCTACGAGCAAATGAAGTTATTGCTTCCAAATAACGCGCCTAAATCATTTGCTGCGTTTCGCTCTATGAAAAGCGCCGACAGCGAAAACTATCGGATGCTGATGCATGATTATATCTATGTCAAAAAGACAGTGGAGAAAACGACATGAAATATTGCCCTTACATCACCCAAACAAAACAAGTGGAGCAACACACATATGATTACGATACAGACGGAAAATGTACGTTTGAGGAATGCATAGTCGTATATGATTACGAACAGGCGGAATGTAAAGAGGCGGCCTGTGCTGCTTGGGAAAACGGAAAATGCTCTTACAGAAAATAAGACCAGCGCCTTAACCGGGCGCTGTTTTTATACCCAAATTTATCCGTTTGTGCGCGGAACAAAACAATGCACAGCGCAAAGCGGGGACTAGCCCGATAAAAAGGAAAGCGCAAAGGAGTAAACATGTTGGATTGGTTAAAAGACATTCTCGGAGAGAGTTACACGGAAGAAATTGACAAGGCCGTATCCGCAAGGATAGGCAAGGACTTTGTTTCCCGCAGCGATTTCAACGACCTTAACGAAACCAAAAAGGAACTTGAAAAATCTCTTAAGGGCAAAGAAAAGGACATTGAATCGCTGAAAGAAACCGTCCAGAAGGGCGGAGATGTGGAAACTGCCCTCACAGAGCTTAAGGCGAAATACAAGGCAGACACCGAGGCTCTGGAAGAAAAGCTACGCAAACAGACAATCAACTCGGCAATCGAGAACCGCCTTATCAAAGAAAATGCGGTTAATCCAAAGGCTGTCAAGGCACTTATAGACATGGAAAAAGTCAGCTTTGACAACGGCAACATTTTGGGGCTGGAAGAACAGATTGCAGCCCTGAAAGAAAGCGAAAAATGGGCGTTTTCCAAGCCAGTGGCGGATAAGGGATTCAACCCTCCGCCCGGTGCGAGTGACGCGGACAAGCTCAAACAGCAATACGCGGACGCGGAAAAAGAACACAACGTACTTGCGATGATGAATATTGCATCGCAAATAAAAAAACTTACTTAGGAGTGACAATTCATGGCATATGCAGATCGTGAAGACCTCAACTATTTAGGCCAGCTTTACCTTATCGGCGCAAACCAGACCCCGTTCCTGAACATGATCGGTGGACTTACCGGCGGCGGTAAAGTCACCCGGTCTTTTAATTTCCCTGTCGCGCAGCCGTGGGCGCTTCGTGCTGCAGACCAGTCCACCGCTGTAAAATCTGAGGCAACATCCATCACCGATACGACTGCAGTTACCTACACTCGCGGACAGGACTATAACACCTGTCAGATTATGAAATACCCCTATGAGGTCAGCTTCGCGAAGCAGTCCACCTTTGGTGAGATTTCCGGCATTGCAATCGCCGGTCAGAACCAGCCAATCACCAACGAATTGGCGTTCCAGAAAGCGGCGGCTCTTAAGCAGGCTGCAATCGACACGGAATACTCCTTCCTGCAGGGCTCCTATGTCGCGCAGAGCGCATCCGACACCGTTGCCAAAACTCGCGGCATTATTGAAGCTATTTCCGCCAATACCGTAGCGGGCGGAAGCGCCACGCTTACCAAGGCAATGATTGACGAAATCCTGCGTACCATGTCCGGCAACGGAGCAGAGTTTAATAACATGGTCGCTTTCTGCAACGGATTCCAGAAGCAGAAGTTTTCCGACATTTACGGATATGCTCCAGAAGATCGGAACGTCGGCGGCGTAAATATCAAGCAGGTTGAAACCGACTTCTGCATGCTTGGCCTTGTTTGGGCGCCCCAGATGCCGACCAGCACTATTCTCATTGCTGATATGTCCGTATGTTCGCCCGTGTTCTGCCCGTATGACGGCAAAGTCATTGCCGATATTGAGACTGCAACCACCACGGCGAAAAAGGGCGGATTCCTGTACATGCAGATCGGCCTTGATTACGGCCCCGAGGAATATCACGGCAAGATTACGGGATTAGCAACCTCGTGACATAAAATGCTTGCAAATACTTGCTTTCTGTGGCATAATGCTTGCATAAAGTATCACGGAAAGCGGTGTAGAAATGGATATTATATGTAAGCGTTGCGGGAAAAAGGAACAAAAAACAGGAAGATATCAAAAATATTGCGCTGAATGCCAACCGATTGTCAAGCGCGAACAAAAGACTGCGGCTGATGCGACCGCAACCATCCCAGACATGACCACTTCGGATACATTTGTCATGGCTGCTGTTGCTCAAACGCTTTCAAACAAAATTCTTT